ATTCCGGCAAGGTCGTGCAAAACTCACAACTTCACCTTGGCGTGTTCCTCAACGGTCGCTGCGGCGGGGCGATGCAGTTCGGGCCGTCGCTCGACAAGCGGAAGATTCAGCCCCTCGTGTCGGGCACGCTCTGGAATGAGTTCCTCGAACTGAACCGCATGGCGTTCGCAGACTGGCTTCCTCGCAACAGCGAAAGCCGGTGCATTGCCTACGCTATGCGATGGATTCGCAAAACGTACCCGCACATCAAATGGATCGTGTCGTTCGCGGACGGAACGCAGTGCGGCGACGGGACGATCTACCGGGCGAGTGGATTCGTGCTGACCGGCATCAAAGAAAACGATCAGATTTGGCAAGCCCCGTCAGGCGAAGTCTTCAACGACACAAGCATAAGGCTAGGCATAGGCGGAGAGAGAGAGAGAGAGAGCGTATCGTCTTCTCGCGAACGTCGCTCACCGACGGCCGCAGCAAGCGGCAGCAAGCAAGGGCAATCGCGATACTCCGTCGTCAGCAGGACAACCATGACAAAGGCAAATAACATCCTCGAAACCGGGGCGTCTTCAATGAAGGCGTTCAAGGATGCAGGCTGGAAGCCGCTCCCAGGCTTTCAGCTCCGCTACATCTACTTCATTGACACAACCGCCCGCGAGCAACTCACGGTTCCAATCATTCCGTTTTCCGAGATTGCCCGGCGTGGTGCGGGCATGTATCGCGGAAAGCCCCGCGCAGGAAGTGCTGGCAGCGGCACGTCGCCCGACCAGGGCGGAAGGGGCGGTGCAACTCCGACCCCTGCGCTTTTATCCCAGGAGGCATCCGATGGGAAAACGCGGACCGCGTAAACAACCGACGAAGCTCCGCCTCCTGCGGGGCGACCCGTCGAAGGAAGGCAAGCACGCCGACGAGCCGGTCCCGCCGGCCGGGGCCGTCGTCGCCCCGGAGTGGGTGACCGGCAAGGCTCGCGAGAAGTGGGACGAGGTCGTCCCGCAGCTCGAGGCCATGGGCCTGATCACGCCGGCCGATGTCGAGGCGATCGGCCGCTACTGTGCCATGTACGAGCAGTGGATCCGCTACCTCGACCAGATCCGCCGCGGGCTCGACGTGCTCGTGATCCGCGACAAGGACGGGAAGGTGAAATACATGCAATCGACGCCGGCCGCGACGATGTTCGTCAAGCTGGCCCAGTCGATGCTCCGGATCGAGCAGGAGTACGGCCTGACACCGTCGGCCCGGGCCGGCATGGAGGTATCGCGTGGAGAAGTCCGAGACACGCTCCAGGCGTTCATCGAAGGCCGAGCCTAAACAGCCGACGCCGCGGAAGCCTCGCGGCCCGGCGTGGAAGCGGCGACCCGAGTACGTCGCCGGCTACACGTTCGAGCAGGAGCGGGCCGACCGCGTCGTGAAGTTCGTCCAGCAGTTCGTCACCATGACGAGCGGCCGGAAGTTTGCGGGCAAGCCGATGCAGCTCATGCCGTGGCAGGTCCACGACATCATCGAGCCGATCTACGGCTGGGTCGACGACCAGGGCCTCCGCCGCTACCGGCGGGCCGCGATCTTCGTCAGTAAGAAGAACGGGAAGTCGTCGCTCATGGCGGCCCTGGTCCTGTACCACATGCTCGCGGACGGCGAGCCTGGGGCCGCGGTCTACGGGGCGGCCGTCGACCGGATCCAGGCCGGCGTCATCTACCGCTCCGTCGCCGCGAGCGTCCGGGCGAATCCCGAGCTCGCCCGGGCCCTCGAGGTGATCGACTCCCGCTCGACGATCGTCCACAAGCCGACTGCCTCCCGGTACACCTGCCTCGCCGCCGACTCGTGGCGGGCTGAAGGCATCGACGCCTCGGCCGTCGTGATCGACGAGCTGCACGCCCACCGGAAGCCGGATCTCGTCCAGGCCTTGACCTACGCGGGAGCTGCTCGAGCCCAGCCGCTCGTCGTGGCGATCTCGACGGCCGGCGAGTCGCGGAACGGGATCGGCTACCAGTGGTATCAGGACGCCCGGCTGGTCGAGGCGAGCCCCGATGCGAACCCGACATTCTTCGGGAAGATCTACGAGGCGAAGGAAGACGACGCCCGGGGGCTCGACTCACCCGACGTCTGGCGCGACGCGAACCCGTCCCTCGGCGTCACGATCTCCGAGAAGGACTTCGCGAACGACTACGCCGATAGCCTGACGAGCGGCACGAAGAGAACGTCGTTCCTCCGATACCGGCTCGGAATTTGGGCCCAGGCCGACGCCCGCTGGTTCCACGGCGACGACTGGGCGAAGTGCGGCCGCGAGCCGCTGGAGCCGCTCCCCGGCCGGCCCTGCTGGGTGGGCGTCGACCTCGCGTCGAACCTCGACATGACGAGCGCGGCCTTTGTGTTCCGGGAGCAGGACGGCTCCTACTCGGTCGAGTGGAAATACTGGGTGCCGTCGGAGACCGTCGGCGACCGGGTCCGCGAGGGAATCCCGTATGACACCTGGATCCGCGAAGGCTGGGTGACGGTCACGGACGGCCACCGGCTCGACCACGAGGCGGTCGCCCGCGACATCGTCGCCTACGGGGAGTCGCACGAGATCCGCGGCGTCGGGGTCGATCCCTGGCAGGCCGGGGCCTTGGAGACACTCCTCCAGCGGGAAGGGATCGAAGTGAAGTCGGTCGCGCAGCGGACGGCCTACCTGAACGCGCCGTGCAAACTGCTCGAGGCCCTGGTCGTCGAGGGCCGGCTTCGGCACGGGGCGAACCCGGTCGCGGCGTTCAACGCCAACAACGTCTGTGTCTACACGGACCCCACGGGCATGATCAAGCCGGACAAGGCGAAGTCGAGCGAGAAGATCGACGGGATCGCGGCGCTCGTCAACGCCCTCGCGCTCGCCTCGACCGACGACGCGGAAACGGGCAGCGCGGACGACTGGAAGATCCACGTTCTCTGAAACTTTCCCGGGCCCGGGCGGCCGCGCGAGACTGACGGACGGCGGGCCGGCCGAGCCCGCAGCCCGAGGGTCCGCCGATGCCCCGCAAGCCCGCCGCCACTCCGCGCCGCAAGGCCGCCGCGCGGCCGATCCGCGGGACGCTCGTCAACCTGCGGAGCAGCCTGGCCGACATGACCTGGAGCCTGTCGCCTCGCGACATCGGCCCGGAGACCGCGATCCGCGTCTCCTCGATCCTCGGGGTCGTCCGCTGGATCTCGCAGGCCGTGGCGGTGATGCCCCTCCAGATCATGCGGACGCTCCCCGACGGGCGGAAGGAAGACGCGGCGATCCCCTGCTCCTACACGCTGCGGAAGCGGCCGAACCCGTGGCAGAGCGCCTACGACTTCTGGCAGCTCGTCTCCTACTGGACGGCCCTCTACGGGAACGCCTACGCCCGCGTCCTGCCCGGCCCGCGCGGCTTCTGCTCCGAGCTGCGGCCGATGCACCCGTCGCGGGTGAAGGTCGATCGGCTCTCCGACTACTCGCTCGCCTACACGTTCTTCAATGACCGCGGGACCTGGGAGCCGGTGCCGGCCTCCGAGGTCCTGCACTGGCGGTGGCTGTCGAACAACGGCGTCGTGGGCATGGCCCCGGCGGAGCTGTGCGGGACGTCGATCGCCCTCGCCCGCCAGCTCGACATCGCGGCGACGGCCTTCTGGCAAAACTCCGCCCGGCCCGACGTCGTCCTGGAGACCCAGGAGAAGATCCCCGACGAAGCCGTCGCGGCCCTCCGCGAGCAGATCCGGACGCTCTACGGCGGCGCCGCGAACCGCGGCAGCGCGGCCGTCCTGCCGAAGAAGACCAAGCTCGTCCCGATCGAGTCGAACAGCATGGAGGCGAACCAGTTCCAGGAACTGCGGGACGCGATCCTCCCCGACGTCTGCCGCTGCTGGGGCGTTCCCTCGACGCTCCTCGGCGACGCCCGGATGGCGAAGTATTCGACCGTCGAGCAGGAGCATCTCTCCGCCCAGGTCTGGTGCCTGTTGCCCTGGCAGAAGCGGATGGAGGGCCCGGTCGACATGCTCCTCCAGCCGGTCTACGGCGAGGACGTCTACGCGAAGCTCGACAACCGCGGGCTCCTCCGCGGCGACACCGCGGCCCGGTCTTCGCTCTACCAAACGCTCTGGAACATGGGGGCGATCACGCCGAACGAGATCCGCGACCGCGAGGATCTGCCGCTCCTCGAGGACCCGGCCGCGAACGAGACGTTCGTGCAACTCGGGTTCTCGACGCTGGCCGCGGCGGCCGCCGCCCAGGCCGGGGCCGCCGGGGGCGATCCGCCGGCGAGCGATCCGACCGACGACACGCCGGCAGACGACACGCCGGTCGACACGACCGTGGACTCGGAGACCGACCCGCTCGCGGCCGCAGCCTCCGGCGCGGCCCTGGCCTCGACCGCCCTCAACGGCGCCCAGGTCGCGGCGCTCCTCGATGTCCTGAACCAGATCGCCGCCGGCACGATCGACAAGGACGCGGCCGTCGCCCTGATCACCGCGGCCTTCCCGACGATCACCGAGGCCCTCGCGTCGCAGATGGTCGACGGCACCAACCCCGCCCAGCCAGGAGGCCAGAACGATGCAACCTGAACGCCGCTATCTCCCGATCTCCGAAGGTGGGGAACTGACGGTCGAGCAGCGGGACGGCGAGGCACCGAAGATTCGCGGGATCGCCCCGCCGTGGGACTCTCTTTCGGTTGACCTCGGTGGCTTCCGCGAAAAGTTCTCGCCGACCGCGTTCGACAAGATCCTCGCGAAGAAGCGGCTCGACGTGCCGCTCCTGTTCAACCACGACGACTCGAAGATCCTGGCGCGGACGACGAACGGCTCGCTCCGGATCGAGAAGACGGACAAGGGCCTGGCCTACGAGGCCGACCCAGTGGCGACGCCGACGACCGCCGAGGTCCTGACGCTGATCCGCTCGAAGACGATCTTCGGCTCGTCCTTCGCCTTCACGGCGAACGCCAAGGGCGAGACCTGGGAGGAAGACGATCGCGGCAACGTGACGCGGACGATCACCGAGGCCTCGGGCCTCTACGATCTTTCCCCGGTCACCCGGGCCGCGTACCCGTCGTCCGCCCTGTCGTCGCGATCCCTCGACGCCTGGCGACAGGCCCGCGGCATGGTGGCGCACCGGGCCGAGTCGCGCGGGCTGACGATCTCGCTCGACTTCGACGGCACGTTCACCGCGGCACCGGGCCTGTGGCGGAGTTTCGTCGCCGAGGCCCACGCCCGCGGGAACCGCGTCGTCTGCATCACGCGGCGGCAAGACAACGAGGAGAACCGGCACGAGCTGCGGCTCGCGTTCGGTGATCTCTACGAGGAGCTCGCCGGCGTCCTCCTGTGCGGGCCGGACCAGCAGAAG